GGGATCAACCGTTTGACGGGGATAGACATATGTAAAAGCATTTTGTCCCCAACAGGGAGCGTGAAAAGCGTGCAACTCCCTAGTTAATTGATTCTGATTCAAATGCACTTAAAAACAAAAATCTAATGTTAATTAAATGGAACCATCAAATTATTCAGAACTATCAAAACAAATTATAGACGACCCAACTAAAAGATATTGCGAAATATATAAAATAACTTGCCTTTCAAGTGGTAAAATATATGTAGGACAAGCGGTTTCACATATTTTGAATCATAAAAGGTATAGACCTTATGGACACGAAGGAAGATTTAGATGTCACATATCAGAAGCATTCTCAACAAAGAAAAATCAATCACATTATTTAAATAATGCCATAAGAAAATATGGCGTTGCAGATTTTGTGGTTGAATTGATTGAATGTTGTGAAATTGTAGATGCTAATGATAGAGAAATACACTACATTAAAGAGTTTAATAGTTTATATCCGATTGGATATAACTTGAAAAACGGAGGTAGTGTATTTACTCATAGTGACGAAAGCAAAAAGCGTGTCTCTAATGGTGTGTTGAATTATTTCAAAGATAGAAAATATGAAAGGTTTAAAAATGTCAAACAAATAGATGATGACATTCAAAAATATATTAAACCGTTAAAAAGAAATAACGAGCAATATGGTTGGTACGTCTATATAGATAAGAATAAGTCTGATTTTGGTGGTGTCCATATTTCATTAGATGAAAGTAAAATAAGTGCAATAGAATTTATACAAAATTTAAAGAATCAATTAGCAACGTGACCAAACTGCTGGAAGTTCCTTAGAGCCTTCACTACCACTCACTTATGGAAACATTTGTGAGGAACACGGTTAATAGCCGTACCCAATGGTAATAACGTGAAGGATTGGATAATCAGCAGCCAAGCCCCTAACCTCGCTATGGTAAGAGTATGGGGAAGGTTCAGAGAGTAGATGATCACGGGTCTCAAATGATGGTTTAACCAACCTGATGAGGCACAAGGTGTATTCCGTCCCTATTGGAAACTTTAGGGGTATTCATGGAAATGAATTTACATATGCCACAGGATATGGAATCCGACTCGGAACTCAGAAATTTAGCGGCAGTTCCTTATCAAATTATTAGTCCTGCGAACAACAAGCCAATTATTGGTATTTATCAGGACTCCCTTCTTGGATCTTACCGTTTCACCAGAAAAAATATCCACTTCACGCCAAGAGATGCAATGAATTTGCTGATGCGTTTCCAACGCGTGAATGAAGCGCTACTTGATAATAAGCAGAAGATCACCAACTTTGAAATCTTGTCACAAATTACCCCTCCGATTACATTGCACTACAAGACCAAGCAGTTCAAGGACGGAGATGATATGAAGACTGCCAACTCAGTACTTGAAATCAGAAATGGACAATATGTGCGTGGTCAGATGGACAAGGGTGTCATTCATGACGCTGCCAAAGGATTCATCCAGCGCATTTGCAATGACTTCGGAAATATGGCTGCTTCTCAGTGGCTGGACGATCTTCAAAACATTATCACTGAGTATATGAAGTCCAGTTGCTACAGTGTTGGAATTAGTGATTTGATTGCTGACGATGCAACCAACCAAAAAATTGTGCAGACCATTTCAAAGAAAAAAAACGATGTCAAGAACTTGATTGATCAGACTCAACTCGGCGTCTTTGAGAACAACAGTGGAAAGACGAATCAAGAGGAGTTTGAGACCAAGGTCAATAACATTTTGAATCAGGCGTCTTCTGAAGCTGGTAAGATCGGTCTCAAGAGTTTGGATTCAGACAACCGTTTCGTTGTGATGGTTAATGCTGGTTCAAAGGGTTCAGATTTGAATATTTCCCAGATGATCTCGTGTTTGGGTCAGCAAAATGTGGACGGAAAGCGTATTCCTTATGGATTTGATCACAGAACACTGCCACACTATACTAAGTTTGACGACTCGCCAAGTGCACGTGGTTTTGTAGAAAGTTCTTATATTAATGGTCTTTCTCCTCAAGAGCTCTTCTTCCACGCAATGGGTGGTCGTATTGGTCTAATTGATACCGCTGTAAAATCAGTCACTTGGGAAACGCCCATCGTGATCATTGAAGCAGGAATTGCAAAGTATACTGAAATTGGCAAATGGATTGATGGTCAGTTGGACGCTGAAGGAGCAGAAGTTCAACACTTCACTGAACGCCAAATGGAACTTATGAATTTAGAAAATGGTGATGTATATATTCCTACCACAGACGAAAATGGAGTGGTTACTTGGGGTGAAGTCACTGCTATTACAAGACATGATCCTGGAACCGAACTTTATGAAATTAAGACTTCTGGTGGCCGCAGTGTAATTGTTACAGAAAGCAAATCGCTTTTGATTTGGAATAGCGAGACCCAAAAGTTGAAAGAGACGCCTACTCCGGAGATCAAAGTAGGAGATTGTGTTCCTGTCACAATGGATCTTTGCCAACCTCCTATATTATTGCATTCTGTTGATGTTGCAAACTATTTGCCTAAAAGTGAATATGTTTATGGCTCAGACTTCAACAAGGCACTTAATTTGATGCAAGGAACTATGGAAGGTCGCACTAAAATTCCAACTGGTTGGTGGAGTGAAAACAATGGTACAAATTTCACACTCCCTTACAATAAAAAATCATCATTGCAGAGGGTTGCGGTTAGATCCAACTTAGAGAATATTAGAGATGGGTTTGTATATCCTTATCACGCATTCCGCAAGGATACTCAATTTAATGATAAATTCAAACTAAATGAAGCAAATGGTATCTTTATTGGTCTATTCTTAGCAGAAGGAAATGTGCACGGCAATTGTGTCTATATTACAAATTTGAATGAAAACATCAAAACATTTGTTAAAAACTGGTTTGATTCTCATTCTATCAAGTGGAAAGAAACCTCAAGAGTTAACAAAGTTGGCGGAAAATCAGAATCTATCATTGGAAACTGTGGCGTTCTTGCTGAATTCTTGACAAGATTTCTTGGAAAAGGTGCTTCAAACAAATATGTACCAACAGATGCATTTATTGCAAAAGAAGAGTTTATTCTTGGAATATTGAACGGCTACTTCTCTGGTGATGGAACAATTAGTAAGAACTCGGTTGAAGTTGGTTCTGCATCAGAAAGACTTATTGAAGGCATTTCAATGTTATGTTCAAGATTAGGAATCTTTGGTAAAGTCTTTAAAACGCAATTGAAGTCTAACAACTTAGGAACTAAGAATATCAAGCCAACTTATCGCTTATCTATTAGAGCACAATGGGGTGAAATATTTGCAAGAAAGGTATCCCTCATTGAAGAGACAAAACAACAAAAATTAGAAAAAATTTCTTGGGGAAAATCTCATATTAACTTTGATACATACAACAATGTTGTTTTGGATCAAATTACGGAAATAAATATTATTGGAGTTGAAGAGCACCCAAAAGTTTATGATCTGACAATTCCATCCACCCTCAACTTTGGTCTTGCAAACGGTCTTCAAGTTCGCGATACATCAACAACCGGATATATTCAGAGACGACTTATCAAGGGGCTTGAAGACTTAATGGTCAACTATGATATGACTGTGAGAAACAATAAGGGTAAGGTTGTGGAGTTCTCTTATGGTGATGACAGCATTGACACTGTGAAAGTGGAGACTCAACATATCCCGATTGTTAGTATGAGCGTTCAAGATATTTATGCTCACTACAATGTTCCTGATGAGCCAGCCAAGATGAAGGCGTTTTCGCAGATCTTCTTGAAAAATACGATGACCAGATTGAGAAAACAGAAAGAGGATTCTCAGAAGAAGTGCAAGTTTTATACTGATATGATGATTGAAATGCGTGAGAAGATTATAAGAAATGTTTTCAAAGGAAAGGATGAAAGCGCAGTGAATTGTCCTGTAGGAATTCTGCATATTATTAATAATATTCAAGGTCAGCAAGGATTGAATGCCAGTTCTGTTGTGGATATTACTCCTCTTGAGGCATTCACTATGATTGAAACTGCTTATGATAACCTGGAGAAAATCCGTGTTGCACCTCCAACTTTACTCTTCAAGACGCTGTATTTCTACTATTTGTCTCCGAGGGATCTCCTCTTTACCAGACGCTTCAATAATGCTGCTCTAACCATTTTGTTGGAAACTATTGCACTCAATTACAAACGCGCCATTGTTGCACCTGGTGAAATGGTAGGGATGATTGCTGCGCAGAGCATTGGTGAGCCGACAACTCAAATGAGTGCTTTAAGCACTGAAAAAATTAAGATAATTAAGAGAAATAAATTGTTCGGTCACGCAAAGATGATTTCCATTGAAATCGGAACACTATGTGATAAAATTATTGAAGAC